AAACTATCACAACAATCCTCATCAAAGTTCTCTATTTTGTTTTTATCCACAAACCATTGCTTAACTTATAAGATAAACAAAACAAGATAATTATTTTTTTTCGACCACAACCCTACCAAACAGTACCACAAACATTCAAAAAACAACTTAAAAGTAGGGGTAATCAAAGCATGATAGAACAAGATATTACAGAAATTGTACCCCAAATTCCAGGTGAATCTGATGCATCATATTGCCGACTAATCATAATGCTCAAAAAAGGATTCGGAACACTTCGAGAATTAGAAGAGTATCTCGAATCAGAAAACCACAAATACAGTGTAACACTCTCAACATTAAAAGAAAATAGTGCAAAAGATAATTGGTCTGAAAGAATCAAGAAATACGATACCCTACGTGAACAAGAACTCCGGGAAGAAATGGAAGAAACATTCCAAAAACTCAACAAGACAAGCATAGATGAAATGACCGAATTTATGGAAGACCTACACGTACTAAGAAAAGATGTTATGAAAAGATTCAAAAACCCTGATGAAAAGTTCAACAGTAGCTCAGCACTAAGAGCACTCAATGACTACATTAACTGCTATGGAAAAGCAACTGAGATATACTACACTAATAGTCGTCATCCAATCACACCTACACCTGAGGAAAATAATATTCAACAAAACCAGGGAGTACCAGCATTCCTGGAATGGATACAAAATATGAGGGAAAAACAATGAATTCCACAGAAACATTTGAATGGGGTGAGTACAGCAGTAATGCAATAGATTATATTGCTAACAGTACAGCTTGGATGAATATTGCAGTTGGTAGTGTAAGAAGTGGAAAAACAATCACTGCTATAACAAGATACCTTGAGTTCATGATAACAAGCCCTCATACAGACTTCATGGTAATAGGAAAAACATTAGGGGCAGTTAAAAGAAATGTGGTGAAACCATTAATGGCCATGATGCGAAGTATGGGTATTAACCCGGTTCATAATCGTAAAGAGAATGAAGTGTACTTCATGGATAAAGTTCTAGCATTGTATGGTATGGGTAAAAAAGATGATGAAGAAAAAATACAAGGAAGTACCTTTGCCGGAGCATTCATTGATGAAGGAACTGTGATAACGGAGGAAGCATTCAAGATGATAATATCAAGGTTAAGTGAAAGTTGTGCGAAAATGTTTGTAACATGTAACCCCTCAAATCCGAATCATTTCTTGTATGTGGAATACTTAATGAATCCTGAATTAATCCGTGAGGATAAACTCCGGAAGTGGACATTCAGGTTAGAAGAAAACAAGAACCTATCCAAAGAGTATGTGGAAAACTTGAAGGCCAGTTACCCCGAGGATAGCGTGTTTTACAAACGATACATACTTGGCCAATGGGTAAGTGGTCAAGGGGCAATATATGACAAATTCAACAAGGATAACATTTTCAGTGGTAGTGTTGATTTGGATCATTATGATTACCTGGAAATTGGTAGTGACTATGGAACAAGTACCACGACATGTTATGCACTTATTGGCATCAAAGAATATGAGGATCATAATGAGTATGATGTTATTTGTGAGAAAGGTTTTGATGCAAAACAAGAAGGTGTTACTCAAACTGATGCAGAACGTGTTGAAGACATATATCAACTACAAGAAGAATATGGTTTGGACAGTACATGCGTGTTCTATGTATCACATGATGCTGCAAGTCTACTAAGTGCACTTCAGAAAGATCATCGAATCAAAATGTCACTTGACACATTCACACCTGATACACTTGAATGTATACGTGAAATCAGTAGTTTGTTCTATAAGAATTATTTGAGGGTACACAGTAGTTGTACTGAAACAATCAAACAAGTAGAAAGTTATGAATGGGATATGAAAGCAGCACAGAAAGGAATTGATAAGCCTGTGAAAAAAGATGACCATTACCCGGATGCGTTACGTGCTCCAATTATGAATCATCTTTTCGAGGACGCATTCTATAGTGACCTGGTTTATTTGTAAAACTATTTTAGGTTATATGTGGTGGGGTGGGGTTTTATAAATAAACAGAATCATTATAATTACAAAAAAAATTGTAGTGGAGGTGTAAAAACACTATGGGGATACTAAGAAACATAAGAAACATATTACCAACAATCAGAACACAAAACACGGAATACAACAATGAAATAATCAACAACAAATACCATACAGTAAGATACAATCCACAACAAGTACGATACCTAGCACTACAAAACAAAGATGTACGAAAATGCACACAAATCTACAAAAACACAGCACTTGCATGTGGATTCAACATAGATAGTGATACACTAGAAAATGATAACATCACAACAACAGAATACTTGAAACGAGTATTCAACGAACCAGAAGGATACAATTCCACAATGACCTATTCAGATATGAATAGCTTAACATGGGATAGTACATTAATCATGGGTGATTGTTTCTACGAAATAAGTACTGATGATAAGTACGGCATCCTGAATGGTTTCAAGTATATTCATAATAATGCTATCATGTGGAATGCTGAAAACAGTTGTTACCAGTTACGTGAAAAGCCTGATGTAATGTATGAGAACTATGACCTTGTACATATACAACGTCCTAATATTGTGCGTGAACAAAGCCCCTGGGGTGTCAGTATTATTGATAGTTGTGCACAGTATATTGCATTACTTGAAAATGCACTTGAATACAATAACAATATTCTCAATAATGATGGGCTTGATCCTCACACAATCATAAGTTACGATAAGGATATAGGGCCACAAGCATTTGCAAGTGAAACCAAACGGTTGAACTTCCTACGTAAAAAACAAAAAGCCGAAGGAAAAAACGGTGGCCTTATAGCAGTAATGGGTGCAACAGTACAAAAAGCAACCACAAGTAATAAGGATATGAATTACTTGGAAATGATGAAGTTTGCACGTGACAATATCATACAAGCCTTCGGTGTACCACCACAACTTGCCGGTATAGTTGAAACAGCTAATCTTGGAAGTGGTAGTGGGGACAGTCAACGGAAAGACTGGAAAACAACATTTGAAGGTGAAAGTACATTAATTGAGAATGCTTTCAACAAAGCACTCAAACATCATGGATTCACAGAACGTTTCCATTATGGTAAGATTGATGTTGATGATGAATTGTATGATGCACAAGTCAATGAGTTATACATACGAGCCGGTATTAAAACACGTGATGAAGTACGTAATGATATGGGCCTGGATAAATTATCTACAAGTGGATGGGATGGTTATTACAGATGAACTTAAAAGGAACAAGTCCTACATATCTGTTTATTCCAAAGTCTCCAGGTAAAAGTAGACAACTAACCCTTGATGACTACCTAGTCAATGAAAAAGTACTCTATGATAATATACTTAACGGCTTTGAGGAAAGTATCAACGCTACAGTAGAATGGCTTGAAACACCAGCAGCTGCAGAGTATTTTGGAGCACAACAACAAAGACTCACAACATTCTTCCAAAACAGTGGAATACGTGACAAATGGGATGAAATCATAGAAGCACGTGCAGAAAAAGGAGCAGACATAACAAGTCAAATCTACGAATATGCACGTAGCGTCAACATGGATGATCACTTGTTACCCTATACGGATACTGAAAGAAGAGCTATGAATCTGTTATGTGATAACACGTATGAACTCATACGAAACGTAACCAATGAGCAAATTAATGGTATACGCAGACAACTTATTCAGGATTATGCTGAAGGAGTTAATCCACGACAAACCAGTATCAAAGAACGACTATCAGAAATTCAACTGGAACCTATCAATGGATTATCACCAGAGGCACGTGCAGAAATGATAGCAAGAACAGAAAGTGCTAGAACACTTAACACAAGCACACTTGAAACATACCAAATCCAGGGCATCACAATGGTGTCACTTTATGGTTCAGATCAATGTGATGAATGTGCAGAATACTCAGACCCAATACCTATTGCAGAAGCATTAGAGATTGGCGTCGTACATCCTAATTGTCGGTGTTCATGGCTACCAGAATCAGAGGTAACGTAAATATGAAATCAAAACAATTTAACATTTTCCAGGAATCAGTCAAGTCTGTTACAACCGAAGATGATGAATTATACATAACTGGTATTGCAAATACTGGTGAACGCGATCTTGTTGGAGATATTGTAACAGAAACTGCATTACAGGAAATAGCAACTCAAGCAATCAACCGAAACTTACATTTCAATCACAATGGGAATTATGATGATACACTTTCAGAGCTAACTGAAAGCATCATTGGTGTAATAACTAGTGCTGAAGTTGTTGATGAAGGTGTGGAAATCAAAGCGAAAATACTTCCAAAGCATGTAGAAGTAGTACGTTATTTCCTAGAAAATGATGTGAAGTTTGGATTGAGCATAAGTGGTAAAGCCCACTATGTAGAAAATAGTTGGGAAGAAATAGAAAGTTGGGACCTTACTGAAATTAGTCTTGTTCCTATTCCTTGTGATCAGGGTACTATGGGGACAGTACAGATTAGTAAAAGTTTCAATGAATTTATAAAATCAATTAAACCCTCAGTGGAGGATAAGAATATGGCAGATAATAATGAAGGCATAACAATAGAAGATGTTCAAGAATTAATTAACACTGCTTTCAATGAAAAAGAAGAAGAACTCCTTGAACAAGTAAGAGGAGAACTCAAAGAGGAATATGAAGCAGTTATCAATGAAATGAAAGAAAGAATTGAAACCATGGAATCACAATTACAAGACAGTAACCAATCCAATGGTGGAGATGGTGATGGTGAAGGTGAAGGAAGTGGCACCGGCGAAGGTAAAGGTGAAGGTGAAGATGAAAAACCAAAACCTGAAGAAGAAGATGAAGAGGAAGAAAAAAGAATCAACTCAATAGTAGAAAAAAGAGTTGAAACACTCATGAACGAAATCTTCGGTAAACATTCACCAAGCTTCGGATACAAAAACCAGAAACACCAAGAATCACCTGGAGATGATGATGATGGAAATAAATCATACACTCCACGCGAAATCGCTAAAATAATTACAGGAGGATACTAAAAATGTCAGGATTAGGCCAACTCGCAAAAGTATTGAGTAAAAGTATGGAAACAACTGCAAACCTTGCATCAGGAATGGGAGTAACTGTAGATGAAGATATTATGATGAAAACATTCCAATACAGTCCACTCCTCCAGGTATTGGAAGGTAAAGCAAGAACAAGAGATGTGAAAACAGCAGAAGTAACATTCTTCAGAGAAACCCCAACCAACACTGCAGCATTCATAGAAGAAGGAGGAACACTTCCAACCTTTGGAGAAACCACTTATACTCCAATTACTGATCGTATGAAAGAATTAGCAGAAAGTATTAGTATTAGTGAAATGGCACAAGATGGAACAGATGTTGAAGATCTCGCTGAAAGAGAAATTACAAGAAGTTTCCTTCAAGTGGGTAATCTACAAGATTACACATTACTTAATGGTACTGGTACTGCAGCATCAAAAGACTTTGCAAGCATCCTCAAAGACATACCAAATGCTAATAAATCAAGTATCAGTCCAGCAGGACCAGTCACAGAAGATGCAATTGATGACATGCTCATACAAGTAGTAGATGAATGTGGAGGACATCCAGACATACTTGTCACAGACAACTTTGTAGCAAAACAACTCAAAGCAATAGCTGCACCATACAGAAGATACAATGACAAAGTAGATATTGGCCTTGGATTCAGAGTAGCAAGTTATGAATCACCTGATGGATCTGAAATACCTATTCTTGTTGACAAAAACATGCCAAGCGGTACAAATGCAAGTCCATCTCACAAAATACTTGCACTTGATACAAGTGCTGTTGATATTGCATACCTCCACAGACCAGCCGTGAAAGAAATGCCTTCCACAACTCTTGCTAATAATTTTGTTGTAAGAACTCATGTAACTGCATGTAACATTGCACCATGGAAATGTGGATTACTTGAAGGTATAGCAGCAGAATAGGATTGTGATACATTATGAGCATAGTTGATGATTTACGAGCTATGCTTGTAGCTCATGGAATTGACGCCACACAGTATACTGATAGTATGCTTGAAAGTTTCATATTTGAAGCAAAGGTACTTGTTGATGCACCTTTTGTGTTCGATACTGTTCATGAAGATTATAACCCTCAGTTCAGGGGTGATGTGTTCATGACTGATAATTATCCTGTATTGGATGATGAAATATTCCAGGTAACAATTGATGACTTGGTTGTTACTCCAGAGCATATTACACATGAAGGTATCATATACTTGGATAAAACTTATCAGGGTAAATTAAAATGCACATACAATGTTGGATTGAATGGTGATGATATTCAATCATATCTTTTACCATTGGTGGTATCTATGATACAGGAAAAAGAAGGCTTGAACCTCAGTAGTATAACTGAAGGTGATGTCAGTATCAGTTATAACAATTCCGGCACTGATTATAGTTCACAAGTATCACAACTTGTACAAGCAATCAAAAACAAGTACAGTGGACGGGTGACATTCATATGATACATTTCCCGAATAAGACACTACAACGATACGTGTACACTAGTAGTGGCCAGGGCGTGTATGGTGAAACAATATCTGAATACCAGTACGTGGATGATGTACTTGTTGATTTTCAAAATGAAAATAATCAAGAACTAGCACAAGCATATGGTGTTGATCTTCAGAACTTGTTCAAAGTATACTTTGACATCAATACTGTTGTGAATGATAATGACCAGTTCCGTGACAGCCAGGGAAACAAGTATCATATACTTGGTAATATTCAAGTATATGATCATTTCCTTCATTATAAACGTGCACACCTTGTATTAGAACGTGATGGAGGTTAACTTGTTATGGGTGCAAAGATGAGTATACGTGAAAGCTTCTATAAGAAAGTTGAAAGTAATCGTATCAAACAAGCACTCGAAAAAGCCGTCCGGCAAACAGCGATGGACTTACAAAAAGCAGCTATGAAAGAAGCACCTGAAGACACAGGTAATCTCAGAAGAAGTCATAGTATTGATGTAAGAATCAGTAGTGAAATGATAGAAGCATTACTCAAAAACAGTGCAAAATACTGGAGCTATGTGGCATTCGGTACAAGCAAAATGGCTGCTAATGATTTTGTCACCAGGGCAATTGAACAAGTAAATCCAGCTGCAAAAGTAAGTGAATATTTTCACAAGTATTACCAGGGAGGAGGCTAGCAATTTGAATTGTTTTGAACAATACCTTGTAGAATTACTACAAGGACATATTACAATTAATAACAAACCTGTTGAAGTTGTAAAACATTTTAGTAACGCTCCACAATTACCAGTCATCACATTAGACCTTAGTGGTGGCGTAACTACTGATTATGTGTATCATGATACTGATAGTGCAATGGAAACAGTATACTATCATCGTATAGCTAATATTAATCTCAATGTGTGGTGTAATACTGATGTTGAAAAAGAACAAATAACGGAGCAGATTCTTGATTGTTACTATAAGGAGAAAACATATCATTACGAGTATTGCAGTAAATACGTTGATGGTATGTGCACAACACTAGGTGCATCATGCAGAGCAGAAGCAACTGAAACCTATAGGACAATCAAAAATAAATGTCCAGATCCTGAGGTCTATGAGTATCAAAGTCTTGCAGAAAAACATCACATATGCAAAGGCACAATACACATAGAACCTCCATTCGATATGGATGAATTCACCAGACAACCTCCATTATTACGGTCTATTTTCCGTTGTCGTGCAGAATATGAAGAACCTGTATTCAGGAAGGGAACAGTAATAGAGGATATTGATATAAGTGGAGTTGACATTCAACTATGAGCAAAAAAGACAAGATGTATCCTATTTGGATGAAAAAAGATGAAAATAAAACAGAAAATAAAGATAAGCAAAATACAGCTTATAAAATCAAATAATATTTATTGGGAGGTATAATGTATGACATATCCAAGACAACCTGGAGTATACTTCACAGAAACTGTATCTACACGTGCACTTGACACAGCACAAGAACGCATACCATTATTTTTACTTCAGACAAGTACTGCAATAGCAGACCTTGATGGAGTATACACTTATTATACTGGTATTGATGCATTCAAAGAAGCAGTTGCAGAAAAAGGATTAGCTAACACAGTAACTCACATTGAAAAAGCATTAATCGAATATAATTGCACTAACTTCTACGTGTACAGTATAAAAACAGACACAGCACTAGGATTCAAAGAAGTTGTGAAAAATTCATCACACTTATCAGAAGTAAGATATATTGATTACTACGAGGAAACCAAAAGTGCGGCAAATAATGCAATAGCCGCCAAGATAGCAGCTATCAAAGAAGGAGTAATTGACAATGCTATGAATGGAGTATTCAGAAGAGCATTCATAACTCCTTATGGTACTGTTAATGATGCAGTAACTACTGCAGAAAACACTACTCCAACAGCAGCAGCTATCGCAGCTTACACAACAATATTATCTGCGACTGGAAGTGGTCGTATCTGTCCAATCTTCCCAGATGGTAACGATGGAGTAGTTGTAGGTAAATGTATGGCAACACCGTATGATGAAGATCCAGGATATACTCCTGTTGAATCAGAAGTTATTGCAACTGACTTCAACTTTGATGCAAGTCAAATTGTAACACTACAAAATCTAGGAGT